GGAAAAGAGCATCGACAATCTCGACAAGACCATCAAGGACCAGCAGGAGACCATCAAGGCACTGCAGGACAAGTTCAAGGAGCGCGTAAAGTCGACCCTTTTCGGCGCACTGAAATCCGCCGTCGAGGAAAAGAAGGACGCCGTCGAGGCTCTCATCAAGGCCAACTCAGGCTCCATGAAGATCGAGTTCGACTTCGACGAGACGAAGGACGCTGACATCACCGTCGCGGACGACATCACCCGCATCGCCTGGGGCACCACCCTGGACAGCAGCATCGCCGCAGCCCGCGCCCCTCAGAATGCGTTCTGGGATACCCTCACGCGCGAGAATGTGAACGGCCTGTTCTTCAATTGGCTGGAGGGCACCTACACCGATGCAACCGCCTACGTGGACGAGCTGGCCGTCATGGCTGACAGCGAGGCGAAGGCCGAGGAGAAGACCCGCAAGATGGCGAAGTTCGGCGCACACCTCCTCCTGTCCTCCGAAGTCACCGACTTCTTCACCGCCCTGTACGACTGGGCACGCGGCATGGGACAGCGCAAGCTGGACGAGTTCGCCGACACGGAGATCTTCGCCGGCGCCGGCGCGGACACCAACGCCACCACCCAGAAGAAGGTGTACGGCCTGAAGAACCAGGCCACGGCCTTCGCTGCCCTCGGCAAGTACGCCTCTCCGACCATCGCGGACGTCCTCCTGGACGCCACCGCCCAGGCCAAGAAGGAAGGCTACAACCTGAACGTCGCGTGGGTCTCTTTCGCTGACGAGGCCTCCTTCCGCGGCCTCAAGGATAGCCAGGGCCACTACCTGTACAACGAGGCGACCGGCATGCTCGGCGCCCTCCGCATCGTCCCTTCCCGCCAGCTGACCGCCGGCCAGGTCCTCGTCGCCGACACCTCCGTCATCAAGGTCAAGCAGCGCCCGACCTACGAGCTGGAGATTGTCCGCAACGCCAAGCAGGACGGCTGGGACGTGTACCTCCGCAAGAGCATCCAGACCCAGGTGAAGACCCCGGACAAGAAGGGCCTCATCTGGATCGCATCCCTGGCTACCGCTATCACCGCCATCACCCCGGCCAGTTAATCCTCTAACGGATGGCGCAGCTCGTTGTCATATCCATTGAGGACGGCTTCTGCCGTTCCCTGCTGGAGCAGTTCAAGCAGTACGCGAGTGTCCCGGACAACAGCCGGGACGCCCTGCTGCATCAACTCCTGCAGAGCGCCGTCCTGCGTGTCCAGGAGTTCGCGGACCGACCCATCGTCCGGACGAAGGTCCAGCAGACGGTCACCGTCCCGAACGGCTCCGGGATCGTCCGCCTGTACATGGGCGGCGGCGACATCGAGAGTGTGACCTCCGAGGATGGGACGGAGCTTGCCTTCGACCCGCTTCCCGGAGGACGGCTGCAGCTGTTCCGCAGGAGCGGGACCGTGACGATAACCTACACCACCGCACCGGACGAGGGGGAGCAGGCAAGGCTCCTCCCGACGGTGTTCCGCTACGCGACCGCCCTGTATGACGGGGAGGATTCCGAGGTGTTGAATAAAATCTTGATGGAGACCTTCTGATGCTTCGCAACTCTAAAGGCGCACGGCGCTACAATGACCGTATTACCCTGACATGGTCGGATGCCCTCTCGGATGAGTTCGGGCACGCCCATATCTGCGGTCCGGTGCCTGTGATTGACGTGTACGCGGAGGTGCGGCAGATGAGCGCGACCAAGACGATGCTGACCTTCCAGCAGGCGGACGTCGTGGGGCTGGACATCGAGTTCCGGTACCTCCCTTCCATCAAGTTCAACGGCGCGGTCTGGCGCGGACATGAGATTCACTTCCCCACCCCGGAGGTCCTTGACAACCGGGGCCGGGCGGTGAGGATCAGCGGCTGGTACCAGGTCGATAATCCCGTTCAGGAATGAGTGACTTGAACGGACATATCAAGCTGGAAGGGATGGACCAGGTAATCAAGGCATTAAATTCGGCTGACAAGAAAGTCGCAGATGCAGCAATGAATGGCCTTGAGGCTGCCGCTTTTGAAATCATCAATGATGCTAAGCGGAACCTCCGAAGGAACGGCTCTGTGATAACCGACAAGCTGCGCGGTAGCGGTCATGCCGAAAGAAAGGGCCTTGAGGTCACCGTCGGATTCTTTGATACTACAAACAGAAGCTCCGGGTACGCACTCTATTACGAGTTTGGACGGAGAGCCGGCAAAATGCCCCCTCCCGATGATATGGCCGCCTGGGCTTACAAGAAGTTCCACTTGAAGGACTGGAAGGTTGCCAACTCTATGGGCTGGTCCTTTGCAAAGAAGATCGCCGAGAATGGAACGCAACCGCATCCCTTCTTTGTTCCTGCCGTTAACAAAAACACGAAGGGCGGGAGGCTCGGAGGCGTGTTGAACTCCGTGACGGAGGCTGTCGCAAAGGTCCTCCGTCATTCAACGGCGGCGTTCGCTGCAGAAGCAAGAAGAATTCGTAACACACCAATAGAAGGTTGACGATATGGGATTGTTCAGCAGACTATTTGACCGGAAGCCGGCCCACCATGAAAGCGCCTACGGCGAAGTGTACTCCGCCGTGGTTGCGCGTCTTGAACGGCCGGGAGTCCGCGTCGGCAAGACCGCAGGCTATCCCCGCGTCGAGGTCCACTCCATCACCGAGAGCGAGCGCCTGGACAAGGAAGGCCAGCTCCGGCAGCTGGGCCTCACCGTGGAGAGCATCGGGAACGCCTCCCTTGCGGAGACGGTCGCCATGAATGAGACCAACATCGAACGCCTTACCTCGGAGCTCGTCCTCCCGGACGGGTGGACCTGCGTGGGAGTGCTCCCGGACCAGCTCCAGGACCTCACAGAAACGGCCGATACGGCCAAGATTATCTACCGCCTGCTCCAGACCTTCACCGTCTGGGTTGAGCGCTTCAAAACCGAAACAAACAACGATTAAACAAATACACTTATGGCTGCAATTCTTGGAAACAAAAATCGCTTCTACGTGAAGATCGGAACGGCCGAGACCTACACATGGCTCGTCGGCGAGCAGTCGAACTCCGTGAACCGGACGCAGGAAGCCGTTGAGACCAGCGACAAGTCCACCGACTGGGCGCAGTTCATCGGCGGCAAGAAGGGCGCGACCATCGAGGCGACCCTGTTCGCTGACAACAGCGAGGCCGGGCAGCAGGAGGTCCTGAAGGCCCTGCACAACGGGACGAACCTCAAGTTCTTTGTCGGACAGCTGGGGACCGGGACCAACCCCTCCCCGTCGGACGGCGAGGTCGGAGAGGCCGTCGTCACCGCCATCGGCGACACGAACGACTTCGGGGCCGTCTCCACGCGGAGCCTGTCCCTCACCGTGACCGGAGCGCTGACCCACTACCCTACCCTGTCGTAGCATGATTCCCGTCCGGAAGACCATCGAGCTGAAGGAAGGGGTGAAGGCGGACCTGCTTTTCACCCCTCACCTTGCCGTGTATGAGGAACCGACCGGGGTGAAGCCGACCGTCGACAAGGACGCGGGCACACTTGAGGTCATGTACCGCTACGCCGACCTCATGTATCTGGCTGCCATCAACGCCTGGGAGCTGGACGGGCACGGGACCCTGGAGGACTTCCCGCACACGCGGGGAGACTTCCACGCCCTCATGCAGGCGGACCCGAAGGGATTCGCCTCCGCCGTCAAGTTCGCCGTGTCGGCCCTGACCGGGAAGACCGCCGAGCAGCTGATGGCGGAGGAGCGGAAGAAGGAAGCGGAGCAGAAGGAGGAGGAGCCGGTAAAAAAAAAGACGTCTTTCTTCTCCCGGATTATGCGGAAATCGAAGCCTTCCTCGTCGGACGGTGCGGGAAGGGTGAACGGGAAGCGGCGCTGACCTCCCGCCATGAACTGGACCTCCTCCTGAAGGGAGACCAGGAACGGATGCGGGAGAGGATGGAGATAGCGAGGTGGATTTGCTTCCATATCTACGCGCAGAACCCCTACATCAAGCCGCCAAAGGCGCAGACCCCCCGGAGCTATGTCCGGTTCCCGTGGGAGGAAATGACGGCCGAGGAGGCCAACCAAATGAAGGACGCCTGCCATGTCTCCGAGGAGGAGCAGGCAGAACTTGATAGGATTTTCAAAGAAGTGTTCGGTGAACTATGAAGATAGGTGACCTTTGGGTAAAACTTGGGCTCAAGAAGGACGAGTTCAGCCGCGGGATCAAGGAGGCCGGAAACGAGGTCTCCGGGTCTGGCGGACTTCTTGGCAAGATCAAAGCCTTCAAAGGAGGAGCCCTTGCCGTATGGGCGGCCGTCGCAGCCGGGGCCGTCGCTATGGCTGACAAGTTCGCCCACACCAGCCAGCGGCTCGGGGACCAGTGGGACCAGGTGACCGCGGGCTTGAAGGCATCCTGGCAGACGTTCGTCTCCGCCATCAACTCCACCGACTTCTCTAACCTCGGGAAACGCCTCGCCGATTCGTTCCGTGAGGCAAAGCAGCTGGCATCCTTGAAGGATGCGGAGTTTGAGGTAATGAACTCGATCGAGCTCCAGAAGTCTGCCATGAAGGATGAGCTCGCCATCCTACGGGTCCGGATGCAGAACCAGAAGCTCTCGCAGGAGGAGAGACTTGCGGCTCAGAAGGAATACCTTGCGAAACTGAAACCCATCTACGACCAGGAGGCGGCATACCGAAAGAAGTACAGCATCCAGGCCCAGAACACCTTCCTTGCCGGTGCAAACGTGCGTGAGACGCGAGGCAACCGGCAAGCCCTCCAGTCCTTCCTCACCGACGTGGCGCCGGATGGAGAAGCGGTCAAGGCGCTGGAGGAGTACAAAAAGGCCGGGTACAGATTCGCAAACGAGGCGCAACGCCAGCTCTTGGAAGCACTCAAAGAGCGGACCGGGTCGGGCCTCGTCACGTTGGCGAAGATTGCGGACCAGTATCAAAGCCGGAACGACGAACAGGCGAAGGACCTCGTTGACGCGATCGTGGCGGCACGGGCGGCAGAAGGAGCCTTCAACGAGGAGACCCGCCGGATTCAGACCCTGGGGAATAGTGTCGCAGTTACAGGTGGTGGCGGCGGGAGAACGAGCAAGACGGAGGACGTCGTTAACCTTCCGCTCCTTCGTGCTCTTGAGCGGATGGACAATGTCGCCGAGGATGCAGTCGCAGAACTTGAACGGGAACTCCTTGATACGGACCAGATAGAGTTCGATCCGATTGAAATCGTCCCCCCGGATATGTCCGAGTGGGATTCCTTCTACGCGAAATACAAGGACGACCTCCAGCGGATGCAGGACCTCCTTGCGGACTTCCGGGATTCGGCCATCGGCGGCTTCTCGGACGCGGTGCAGGAGCTCGCGGACCAGTTCGCCGGGCTGGAGGACATCAACCCCGGAAGGGTCGTCGAAGCCCTTCTAACCCCGCTGGCGGACATGGCAATCAAGGAGGGCGAGATCCTCATGGCCCAGGGTGTCGGCGTCGAGGCCTGCAAAGAAGCGCTGTCAAAACTGAACGGTGTACCGGCCCTTGCAGCCGGTGCCGCCCTCATCGCAATCGGCGCTGCGGCGAAGTCGGGACTGAAATCCCTTGCCGGAGGAGCCGGGGCGACCACCGCGACCACGTACACGGGAGCCACGTCCACGGCCGCCCAGACGCAGACCATCCAAACGGAAATGACAATCACCGTGCAGGGACGCCTGCGCGGCTCGGATATATACCTGTCCGGCCAGAAGGCCGTCAATAGCTGGAGCAGATAATGGCAACGACGTACAAGGTCAAGTATTGGGCGGAGACGCAGAACCACCGCAGGCAGCTGTACCGGATAGAGGTGCAGCGGCGCACGACCGGCTCCGTCGGTGTCGTCAAGCAGATGGGCGACCTCTGCGCCCTCGACCTGGAGGTCCAGGGGGCGACGGACGATGTGACGGCCGCCATCGTCAAGACGCAGCTCCGCTTCTCGGTCGTAGATACGCCGGACATACCAGACACGACCACCGTCAAGCACGGCGACTGGCAGGACCTGTTCACTCCGGACGATACCCTGTACAAGGTAGTCCTCTATTCCGACCAGGGCGGCAGCTGGGCTCCCCGCTGGGCGGGATACATAACCCCGGACAGCTGGTCGGAGAATCTGGACTACCACACCCCGATCACCATCGTGGCGCGGGACAACATCGGCCATCTTCAGGACTTCCCCTTCGACATGGCCGGCGATGCGAACGGGCTCGTCTCCATCCGCGCCCTCGTCAATGCGGCGATGAACAAGATCAGCCTCCCGATGGGGCTGCGGTTCATCGACTCCGGGAACGATGCGAAGACCATCGAATACGACGGCGTCTCCATCCTTGACAGCTACGTCAACGTGTCGCAGTTTAAGGACGACGACTGGTACACCGTCCTGGAGGACGTCCTCTCCTCAATCGGATACACCCTCCGTTACATTGATTCCGGGTACGTGGCCGTGGCGCCAATCCGCAACATGGCCCTCCTCGGCAAGACGATTGCCGGGATGGTTGAGACCCAGGCGCTGGAGTTCTACGGCGGCAGCCGGGAGTACGATCCCGCCTACCGGAGCATCGAGGAGCAGGTGGACTACGACTATGAGGGTGACCTGGAACTGCCCCTCCTATCTACCTTCACGTTCGGGGCAAACAGCACATACCGCTGCGCGGTCGAGGGAAACACCCTCCCGGCGGGAGGCTCCGCATCAAAGCCCGAACACGATGCACCATACAACCCGCTCTCCGGAGCGGGCCAGTCCTGCATAGGAACCGGCTCCGAGGTCATTGACCCGTCGCGCTATCAGCCGGACGACTTCCTTGTCCGTGCGGAAGGGGACAGCTGGGACAACTATGTGTTCCTCGCGGCCAATGGCGTCAGCGCTATGTCGCAGCGGATTGCCTTCCCGGCAAAGAGTACCGCCGTGACTATCTTCCTTCGATTCGTCGACCCGCTCACTATACGGAACAACAAGTGGAGCAACAGACACTATTCCCTGTACAAGATTGAGTATTACGTCATCTACAACGTAGGGAGCGATTACAAATATTGGGACGGACTCGCATGGGTAGACACGCAGGGCTCATCGACACTTTTGAAGAAGGAATACGACGCCCAGAACGAGTACGCGAACGAGCTGGAAATCACCCTTGACGAATGCGAAGGGCTGGGAGCCGACGGGACAATTACCGTGATGCTGACGAAGATCGAGTACAAGATGTGGAGCGCTGCCGGGGATGGTGTATATGCCCGCCTTGCGTCTGCCTCCGTCTCGACAAACTCCGCGGCCCTTGCGGGAAATAGGGTCAACACCGTCAACAACGAGGCTTACAACGTCCGGGCAACGCGCAAGCCGCGTGTGGCTCCTTTGTCGATTGATATCCCGTTCGTGACGCCGGGCAACTATGTCAATGCCCTGTATTACTATTCCGGCGGCAAGGTAAGGCAGTACGGATACCTCGCCTCCTGGACCGGACAGACGGCGACCATCCCGATCCCGGCGATGATCCATGAGCAAATCCTTTGCTACCACTTCGGGGCGGCGGAGGTCCTGTCCGGGAACTGCGCCCCGGTGGACAAAGGCTACCCGCGGTTCGACCGAATCTATACCTACAAGGGCAAGCGGTTCCTCCTCCAGGCGGCAACACTGGATATGATGTCCGGTCAGCTCGTCGGAGCGGCTTTTCATGAGTTTTTGCAGTTTA